GAGCGGGCGCATTGGGCGACGGGCGCGGACCCGGCGAAGCGCGAGGAGTTCTACACGCAGTACCTCGCGACGTTCGTGGCGGACCTACAGGCGGCGCTGCCCATCGAGTACTTCGACGCATGCGTGGAGCCGTGGGAGCTCGAGTCGATGCGCGGTCTGCCGGCCATCGTGGGGATCGACTTCTCCATCGGCGGCTACTCGGGCTCGACGTGCGACCTGACCAGCCTGAACCTCGCGATCTGGGACGGCAACCGGCTGAATTCGCGGAGCTGGCATTGGTGGGCCGGGCGCGACATGGCGGCCGACGAGATCCGCACCAAGATGCCGCTCCGCTCGTGGGCGTCGGAGGGGCTGCTGCGGGCGTCCGGGCAGACGATCAACCTCGCCGAGGTGCGCGAGACGGTCGCCCAGATCGCGCGGATCGTGGACCTGAAGTGGATCGTCTGCGACCCGGCGGCAGGGCAAGCGACCCGCATTCAGGCGTGGGAGCGGGACCACGGCTGGATGGTCAGCAGGGCTCCGCAGAACGTCCAGTACATGGGCTCGGCGTGGAGCATGTGGCAGGAGTACGTCCGGGCGAAGCGCATCCGGTTCGCACCGGACCCGGTGCTGCGGTCTGCCATCGAGCAGAGCAAGCCGGAGGGCGGGAAGTCGAACCTCGTGACGATCACGAAGCGCCGGGACAAGTCCAACAACGACCCGCTCATCGCTTGCCTGATGGCGATCAAGGCGATGCAGGACCGCGAGATGCTCAACCCGACCGCCTACGGCACGGACCCGACGCGCATCGTGATCTAGATGTTTGTGGCTTTTGGCCAAAAGGCACATAGCGGCACATAGCTAGAAATCAGCGGCACACAGAGGCACACGGTCCCACAATCCGGAATCTCCGCGGCACTTCCATCGTGAGCATTGAAGTCCCTGCCGCGGCGTGGGCAAATTCGCCCAATGGGCTTCTGGTCCTCGCTGTTCCGGCGGACGTCTCCCACGATCACGTGGGAAACGCCTGTCAATTGGTACAGCACGACCATCGACGGGCTGCCCGCGGTCCAGCGATGCATCCACACCATCGCGTCGGACATCGCCCGCTGCCCCGTGGTCGCGACCGATTCCGACGGCAACCCGGTGCAGGAACCCGCTGTCCTGGAGCTGCTAACTGGTCAAGCTTGGGGCCAGTTCCTCACCGGGCCTGATCTGCGGCGCTGGATGGTCGCCGAATGCCTGTCGACGGGCAACGCCTTCGCGGTGGTGATCGTGGACGGCGCCGGCCAGCCGGTGTCCCTGCGTCCGGTCGCTACCGCCGACGTGAGCTTCAGCCAAGAGGTCGACGGCAGCATCACGTGGAAGTACCGACAGGTGCCGTTCGACTACGGCTACTGCGTCCATTGGAAGGCGCTGCCGACGCCGGGGAACCCGTACTGGGGTACGTCGCCGCTCGCCGCGGCGTCCACGACGCTCACCTCGCTCGCGCAGCTCGAGAGCGCCTACGCGGCGAACACCAAGGCGGGCAATATCGGGAAACTGGTTTTCCGCCACCCGGGAGCGATCAAGCCCGAGACGCTCGACGCGATCCGCACGGCGTTCGCCAACCGCCACATGACGCCGTCCGGCGCCGCGCTCCCGATCTTCGTCGGCGAGGGCATGGAGGTCGACCAGGTCAGCGCCACGATGGCGGCGGACGTGATGGCCGCTCGCGCCGCCGGCGTCCGCGAGGTCGCCTCGCTGTTCGGCGTCCCGGCTGCCATGCTCGACGGCTCGGACGCGAGGACGCAGCCGGAGATCGCGCAGTTCTACGCCAACGCGCTGTCCTCGTGGGCCGCCTCGTGGATGGCAGAGATCACCAGCAAGCTCGCCGCGCCCGGCGTCCGCATCGGGCTCGACTTCTCGCCGATCACGCAGGGCGACTTCCGCACCGCCGGCCGCGCCTACGCGCAGCTGCTTCAGGTCGGCGCCCTGGCGCCCAACGACGTTCGCCGCCGGCTGGGCTTCGCCCCCGTCGACGGCATGGACATCCCCGCGCCCGTCATCTCGGGCGTGACGCCGCAGCAGGACCAGCAGGACGGAGCCGACCCCAATGCGTGAGATTCGCGCCCAGCTGTCGCCGAGCGAGGACGGCAAGATCAAGGGCTACGCGGCCCTGTTCGACTCGTGGTCGCTGCCCATCTCGGAGCGCGGCCGCACGTTCCGCGAGCGCATCAAGCGCGGGGCGCTGAAGCCGGACGGCTCCGTGTCGCTCTGGTGGATGCACGACCACACGGACCCGCTCGCCAACACCAAGAGCGGCACCCTCGTCATCACCGAGGACGCCAAGGGGGTCGCCTTCGAGGCAGACCTCGGCGCCGGCGCCCGCGCGGACGAGATCCGCGACCTCGTGCGCCGCGGCGTGGTGGCGGAAATGAGCATTGGCTTCGTCGTTGAAGCCGACGCCTGGGAGGGCGCGACCTCCCGAACGGTGACCCGTGCGCGACTGCACGAAGTCAGCCTGGTCGAGAACGCGGCCTATCCCGGCACCTACGCCGAGGTCCGCAAGGAGCACAAGATGGGACTGAAGGAAAACCGGGCGCGACTCGTTGAGCTTCGCGCGGAATACCCGAACGCAGCCGACGAGCGCCAGCTCGAGATCCTCGAGCAGATCAACGAAGTCGAGGAGGCCATCGCCTCCGAGCGCACCGCGATGGAGTCGCGCCTGAAGGCGCCCGCCGTCATCGCCGCGGCCGCGCCGAGCATCCGCAGCGCCGCCCCGCAGAAGACGGTCCGCGAGTGGTTCCGCGGCGGCTACCGCGCCGAGCGCGCCATCACGCTGGCCGTCGGCGGCCAGGTCGGAATGGGCGCCGACGCGACCATGCCGCAGCTCTCGGGCGAGTTCATCAAGGCGCTCGACCAGGAGTCGGTGATGCGCCAGCTCGCGACCGTCGAGACGCGCGGCGTCGACACGGACGTGACGGTGATCAGCAACTCGACCCGCATCACCGCGGCTCTGGTCGGCGAGGGCGCCGCCTACGGCTCGAGCGACTTCGACACCAACAAGGTGTCCTTCCTGGCCTACAAGTCGGGCATGTACACCGACGTGTCGGAGGAGGCGCTCCAGGACACCGTGTGGGATCTCGCCACGCAGGTCGTGCAGGAGCACGGCCGCGGCCACGGCCGCCTGTGGGAGGGCTTCTACGCCACCGGCACCGGCTCGAGCCAGCCCCGCGGCGTGTTCCGCAGCGACAGCGGCTACACGGGACGCAACAACACGGCGGCCGGCGCTCCCACCGTCGATGACCTCATCCAGATGGCCTACACGCTGAACCCGGCGTACCAGGCGTCCTCGGCGTGGCTCATGCACCAGAGCACGTGGGCGTCCATCGTCAGGAACACCGCCAGCGGCAAGTACATGCTCAACGGCGAGAACGCCAACATCCTGCGCGACGGCGCGGTGGCGCTCCTGCTCGGCCGCCCGGTCTTCCTGTCCGAGTTCGCGCCCGCCGTCGGCACCACCGCGGCCGGCACCCGCCACGTGCTGTTCGGCGACTTCAAGCGCGGCTACCGCATCGTCGACCGCGCCAGCATCACGTTCACCGTGGACGACCTGACCCAGGCGACCTCGGGCTACGTGCGCTACGTGAGCCGCATGCGGTCCGACGCGAAGCCGGTCGACGTGCGGGCCGTGGTCGCGACCGTGACGGTCTGATCTCTCCTCCATCGCACCGAGTGGGGGGGGCTTCGGCCCCCCCTCCTCGGATGGGAGCACCAATGCCTACCGCAGTTCCGACGCTGGCCGAGGCCAAGGATTGGCTCAACATCCCGCACAGCGGCGATGACGCGAAGCTGACGCTGATGATCTCGTCGGCTGCGGACGAGTTCAAGACGGCCACCGCGGTCGATCCCGCGGTGAACGGGACCGCGATGATGAAGACGGCGCTGCTCGAGCGCGTCGCGAACCTGTACGGCTACCGCGGCGATGACACCGTCGGCCCGTCGACGTGGTTCGTGGACACGATCCGCCGCATGCACAACCCGAACGGGGTGAGCTGATGGCCGGCTCGGGCTTCTGGCGCAACCGCTACAAGTACCAGGAGTCGACCGTCGCCACCGACGGCGCCGGACAGGCGACGATGACGTGGGCCGACGTGGTCACAATCGCGGGAAACATCACGTCGGTGCAGAAGGAGGGAATCGGCGATCTTGGTGTCGAGGTCCGGACGGACGTGACGTTCGAGACGCCGTTCCATCCCGGCATCAAGGCGCAGGGTCGGCTCGTGGATGTCGCGAACAACGCGATCTACAACATCATCGGCGTGGTCGACCCAGAGGGCGGCAAGCGCCGCCGCCTCCGAATCACGGGGGCGGCCATCGACGCACCCGGCCCCTACGGGAATCCGGAACCGGCATGATCAAGGCGTTCCTACAGGATCAGCGCGTCAAGCAGCGGCTCCGCGAGATGTCCGAGCGCAGCCGGGCCAACGTGTTCCGCCGCGTCCTCCGCAAGGCCGCGAAGCCGGTCGTGGACGAGCTGAAGGCCGGCTGGCGCGGTGCGAAGCGTCGCCGCGGCAAGGTGACCCGCGTCGTGGCCGTGGCGCAGCAGGCCACCGTCCGCGTCTGGAAGAAGGGCGACCGCAAGGGGACGGCCACGCTCCAGATCGGCACGAACTACAGGCGCGGCGGCTACGCGAAGGTGTGGCACATCCTCGAGAACGGGTTCCGGCACTACGGCAAGAACGCGACCTACCGCCCGGCTCCTGCCGAGGTTCGCGAGGCCAAGGCGTTCCGCGAGGCGTACTTCCGCGAGGCCGTTGGCGACATTCGGGAACTCGTGAAGACCAAGGACGGTCGAGCGGAGATCACGCAGCGATACCGCGCCATCCGGCAGCGGTACATGTCCGAGCACGGCGACAAGGAGAAGCTCGAGAACGCCGCGTGGCGTGACCGCAACCGCCGACGCGAGTCGGCCAGGGCCGCCGGCGGCCGCAACGTCGCCGGGCGCCGCATCTCGAGGCCAATCGCCTCCCGGTCCGCCCAGCTGCTCGCCACGCGGGCTCGCGACATGATGGTCGACCATGTCCTGAAGGGAGCCCGCTGATGCCCGCAAGCAGCATCATCGAGGCGCTGTTCGACAAGCTGGACGCGTCCACGGCCGTGCCGGTGTCGCCGGAGCTCCGGCGGCAGGATGATCCGACGCCAGCGGTGGTGTACGAGGTCACGAACTGCGCGTGGTCGCTTGACATGTCCGGCACCAGCCCTGGACACGGCACGATGTCCGTGAAGATCGACTGCGTGGCGGATTCCGTGCTGTCGGCC